CATCACGGAAAATCGCTGGCGTATGCAGGTCGCCAACACACACCACTACGCCGGTTATGCCCTGCGCCACGATGTAATCCTTGATCGTCTTCCATTCCGGGGCTTGCGTTGCGGTATTGCTTATAAACTCGGTGAGCGATCCGCCACAGAAAATAATCTTGAATGTCTTGGTCGATGCGGCGAGCACTTCCTGCGCCCATGTCGTCTGCGTGGCCCCGAGATAGGTCGATGACCAGTCCGAGTTTGAAGCGTGATCCAGATAGATCATGGTCGCATCGCCCACGTCATGCGCGAAATACATCTGCTCCGAAGCCGCATAGGCCGCGTCTTTGTTGGCGGAAGCATTAGACGGGTTGCCGCGCCAGTACACCTTGCGCAATGCGTCCTGTACCCATGTATCCATGTTATCCACATGGCTCTGCAAGGTTGCCCATGTGTGATAAGCATTGGCCTTGGCAATTGTGCCATCCCAGTTATCACCCGGGCCTACATCGTGATCCGACGGGATGAAATAGCACGGCACGCTTTGCAGAAGCTGTTTAGCGCCTTGCATTTGCCAGTGGTATCTATGATGCGCGTAGATATTGGCTTCGGCCACGACTTGACTGGCCGGGTCGGGAATCATCGCCTTGCCAAGATCGACAATGGTTTCTCCGTTCAGCGTGAAATTGCTGGTAATGATGTCGTCCAGATAGGGGGAATCCCCCTCGAACACGAACCCGGCAAGATCGGGAAACTTCTCCAGCAAGGCATCGCCCGGCCAAGGGCGGTTGTATTTCGCACACGCACCGAATCCAAAGGTGAACGTGCTGCCCGCTGCCGGTGCGGTCTTCAGTGACCCGTTGTATTTTTCCACCCCAGCAAGATAGAGCGTGAACGGGTAGCTGGTGCCAGCAGTCAAGCCGGTGACGGTGACAAGCCCCGTACCATCCAGCAGCGCCGTGTTGATGGTGTCCCCGGTGAACGTCTGGCCGTTGCACGAAACCGTCAGCACGCCATTCGACAGGCCACGGAAGAACACCACCGCAGTCGTTTCGGTGGCGTGTTTCAGCGCGACAATTTCAGTGGTCATACCACCTCACGCGGCAGTTCGCCGCAGGACTGCCAGCGGTTGATTGCCCGCTGCACCGTGGTCAAACTTTTGGTTGTCTTCCAGAAAACAAAGTCGCTCACCCGCGCCTGGCTGGGTGTTACCGCTGCGCCCAGATACTCGGCAGGCGTCAACGATCCGTTCAGGCTTGCGCCGAATACAACCCCGTTGGTGATACCAGGCCAGTCGAGCATGTTCGTAAGAGTCAAAGCCCCTGCCGCTTTCTGCACGCCATCCAGAAAACAATAACAGGTTGCCGCGCTGGTGCTTCGCAAGTCGAGCAAGAACACCACGTTGCGAATTGCAGCGTTACCGAGGTCTGATGAGTAAACCAGCGTGTTCGTGCCACCACCAGCCCCTCCTGAATCAGAACCGACGACAGTTCGTGGTCGGAAAGTCAGGATCACTTGTGGTGTGGTTGTCGTAGACAGACGCAGACTCAAGCCACCAGAACCAGCATAGCCTCCAGTTGCGCTAGTGCGCCCGATGCTGAATACAAACTCATCGGCGCTTGGATTGGCAGGCATGTTGACCTTGCAGCCAATCACCAGGAACCCTGCGAAACCATCCAAACGAAAAGCCTCAGCATTCGCTTCCGCAATCCGTGCTGTGTAGCTCCCCGCACTATGCGAGGTCAGGCCGAATGTCTGATTCTCCCATAGCCCCGTTATCGTGCCGGAAATGTCCTGTTGTGCAAGGTTGCCGAGCCGGTCATAGATGACGTTGAACGACATATTGCCACCGCTAGACCACGCGGCCAGCGCGGACGAATCAAGATCAATCCAGACGTTTACACCGGAAGCGGCGATAACCTTGTGGTAGCCGTTGTAGGTGGTCGGGGTGACACTGTTCAGCTTGACGTAGGTGCCGGGCATCGGCAACGGAGACGGAGTTGATGCCAGCACGATCTTTGTCGGGTAGCCCTGCACGATGGCGCTTGCCGCCGCAAGGTTGATCGCTGCCGCGCCGCCACCATGCATCGGGATATGCACCAGCGTATCGGTAACGTCACTGTAGATTGCAGACAGCGGGCTGAGTGCGGGAACCGCCTTGATTGAGTTACGCATAGCTCACCCCCTTGCATTCCATAACGGAGCCGCCCACCAGCGGGGCTGCCACGCTTGTCAGTGCCGCGATGGCATAGACAGCAGTGATTGCCGTATCTGACTCAACCTCAAGCGTTTCACCTGGGTACACATTGAACACTTCCGGGTACCCTGCGGCGAGCCTGGAGGACGCAATCACATCGTCGCCGGGGTTGACCGTTACTTTCAGGTAAGCCACTTCGGGGCAGGTGCCGCCAAGCGTCGGGCAATTCAGGCCGATCTGCACTTTCTTTACCGCGTCCGAACTTGCAAACTCCCAACGCACCTGTTCGACCAGCGTTTCGGGGGCTGATGGCGTGGAGTCATTGATGCGCTTGCTGCCTGCCGACAGGCCGCTGCTGATGGCGACTACCGGGGTAGGTGTACCGCCGATGGTCGGCGTGACGGCGGGACGCGCAGTTCCTTGTTGTTCGACTGGATATGGCATTTAGATTACCTCCGCTGTGGTGCCGGTGAGCGTGGCGCGGATCATTACCGCGTTATCTCCGGCGTATGGAAATTCGATCTGGTCAGTTGCACCAGATACCGTGTAGCTGGCAACGCCAGTCGTGATGTTGCCGAGTGAATCCTTACTGTCGATTACTACAGTGCCGGTGCCGGTGAGGCGCAAGCGGAAGATACTGGGGATAGTTGCCCATACGCCATCGGCAAGCGGGCCACGAAGAATAGTCGCCCCACCCGCCCCCACCAATACAGTAGCGCCGTTGATGGTTTGGGAGCTTACAAGCTCGGTATCAAAATAGACGTTTTCAGGGTATTTATCGAGAACTCCCTCATCCAGCGTTACTGTCATGCTTCCGGTTGCTGTTGCACGAATGCACATCTGCCGCACGGTGTCCATGTAACCCGCTGTTGATCCTTTGGCCCATGTTGCCCATGTACCGCTGCCGTTCTGAGCATCAACAATCTCCCCGGCAACCCACGAGATAGACCCATTGCCGCTTGAGGTTATGCGTGTTCCTGGCGATACGGAAACAATCTGTGAAACTTGACCAGCACTGAGCGTAATGGTTTTGGACATGGTTAAACCCCTGTTTGAATATTGAACCCGCCGACCGCTGCCATACCTGAATCGACGCGAAGGAAAGTGTTACCAGTTCGGCGCTTGCGGGCTTCGTGTCGGTTTACTTCTGCAATTTCAGTGTCCACGTAACCCTTGAACATTTGAGCGCGTGCGTCGTTCATTTCGTAAATTAATGCGTGAACCATCGCGGAATACAGGTACAGGTTCGGGTAGTTGGTTAGAAGCCAGTTTGTAAGGTCTGAGGCAAGGTCGTACTTTTTGAGGTAGTGGGTTTCAATCGTATACGCCTGCTTTGGAATGCAGTCGTACTCAATATCGTCCTTGATGGTGAACATTGAAGGCTCGGCAGTGTTTGTCTCGCTGACAACGCTGTCCCGTAAAATGTTGTGGGCAACATATAGCAGCTCCTTGGCCGGGGATTGCATGTAGATCGAGCGGATTTCCGCGCACCCGGCTGGCAATACCTGAAACCGTGAAACGGTTGACATTACCGATGTGACACGTGTTTCCATGTCAACCGTCTTGATCTTGCGATTTAGATCGGCCTCACCCATCTGGATGAATTCGGGAATCCTGTCCGTGGTGTCGTCGCGGTGGGTGTAGGTTGCTATCGCTGTCTGTAGCTCGGCGTATGTCTGCATGCTCATGGTGTCCCCTTAACGCGCTTACCTACGCCCCCTTGTGAGGGGCGTAAGTCTGAGCGCTAGTTATCAACCATCAGCATGCAGACGTGCGGCCAGTTGCGCCCGCAGAGTCTTGTAGCCGTACAAAATATCCAAACGGGTTGGGAACTTGTCGTTGTTGATGTCGTACTGGCGAACGGTACGCATCGAAATACCATCCATGACTTCGCGTGCGGTGAAGTCAACACCAGACGGCATAATCAAGTCGGCAGTTGCGAAGGCAAAGGCGTTTTTGTGGAACACCAAATCACCGTTCATCAACTCGCTTGCACCAGCAGCGATCTTGACGATAGCAGCCGAGTTAGCCATACCAGCGGCCACCACGTTCTGACGGCCACCAGAGGTATAAACCGCAGGAGAGAACGAAACGGAACCAGCACCGCCACCGTAATCAGCAGTAACAACAAACTGTTGTAGCACTGCGGTAGACGCCTTGGTTTCAGGATGCACGCGGAAGCAACCGGCAACCGTGAATACGTCACCCTGCTTAAAGGTGGTGGTGCCGGTCTGCACAACAACAGCAGCGGTTCCGTTCACGGTGATTGCGCCGTTTACCGTGTAACCAGTGGTTTTAGCTGCGGTGCCGGTCGTGTGGCTAGTGAGCAGGGTGTTTTCATAAAAAGTCATGCCCGCGCCCTTGCCCATCTTGCCCTCACGGTACTGTTTGGCGACTGCCTCTTGGTCTTGGAAAAGACCTTTCAGCGCGTCAACCAGTTTGACGTTGGACGAAGTTGACAGCAGAGTGGTTACATTGCCATCCATCGGTGCCAGGTTATCAACCAACGCCTTGCGCCCGTTCAGGATGGTATTCCAAGACAATGCCACGGCATCCTGATCGACAACGTTATAAACGTCCTTGTACATGCTCAGTGCGTCGGCTTCCACGTTTGCAGCCAGCACAGACATAGCCGGTTCCAGAATGCGGCTTGAGAAGTCGTCCAGGCTCAGGGTCAGGTCAGCAGACGTGAAATTGAGGTCAACGCCCTTTTGTGTAGCGACTTGCAGGGTCACGCTTGACTCTGTGGTGTCTTGGGTTGACAGGGTTGCGCCAGTGCGGACAACGTATTCATTCGGCAGGCGAACCTTCAGACTATCGCCGATCTTCGCACCGGTTTTGGCGAAAGAATCGTCGTAGCTGCGGGTTACGTTGCCGACAAAGTTAAGTTTCTGGTGCAGGATGCGCAGCGCTTCACGCGTGACTGCTGTGGGGGTGAGGATGCTATTAGCCATGATGTATTACCTTTCAGCGCCTCGCGGCGTTAGATTGAGAGAAGTTCAGCGTTTTTGCCGCACCTGTTTGTTTCGCCATGCTTGCCACTCGTCAGCGCTCATCTTGTCGGGGTCTTTGCTAGCACCACCGGATGACCGGACTTGTGCAACAGGCGCAGGTGCGGCGGTTTCTTCAGCTTTGCCAGCCTTGCGGGCGGCAACCTTTGCCATCAGCGCGTCGAACTGCATGGCCTTACGGGCCAAAACGACAGGGGCGTGACCGTACATGCCGTTATTCACGGCGGCCAGGTCTCGCTCACTCAATCCAACCGATTCACGCAAAAATTTAGCCACTGCGGGCGCTTCCGCCTGCCGTTTAGCCGGGTCTTTCCATTCGGGGATTGCCTGAACTAGCGCGGCCTCAGACTGTTGCAACCGTTGCTGGCTGAACATCTGCTCGGAGCGCGCACGTTCCTGTGTCATCTGCTCCCGTTCGCTGTGGGCCTGCTGATAACGCTGCACTTCAGTTTGGTATTCTTGCTGCTTCTGTACCCACATTGCCGGGTCTTCAACAGCCAGATATGCCAGTTCCTGTTGTAGGCGGTTTAGCTTGGCTTCCTGCTCGGGGATATACTGTTCGATTCGCTGCTGGTAAACATCGCGCATTTGCTTGACTTCAGCCTGTTCCTGCTGAATCCGCTGCATGTTGCGCGAGTAATCGGCTTGCCTCTGATAACCCTTGGCCGCTTCTTCCTCATCCACCTCAAGTTCCTGCCCGTCGATCTTGACGCGCAGTTTGCGTGTTGGGGGTTCTGCATCCTTCTGGGATTCATCGTCTGCCGTTGATTCATCCTCACCGCCCAATTCAGCAGCGATAAGGTCAACGTCGTCATGCTCGGTTTCCGTCTCCTGATTTGCCCCGATGGGGGTTTCAAGTTCGGGATTTCCCGTCTGATCGGCCATTTCGTAACTCCAAGTCTGTCCTTTCACGAACCACCCGTGAACGGTTGGCATGTCTCACGACAGAGGCCGGAGAGGATAGGTGGCTACCCTTAATTGATGTCTTGCCCTCCAAATGGGGACGGGTTCTGAACCATCGGCTGTGGGGCCAAAAGCTCGCCCATGATTTCCTTTTGTGCTTTGAGTCTGTTGGTTTCGGCGTTGTAGGCGTCAATTTCTACCTTGCGCCCATCAAGTTTCAGTCGTTCCATGTCGAGCATCTTGTCTGCCTTGATGCTTTCCAGTTCTGCCATAACCTTCTTGAACTCGCCCATGCCTTGTTGCATCTGTTGGCCCATGCCTTGCATCTGCTTCTTGAGTCCGTTGATCTGCTGTACAGCTTCGGGCGGCAGGTTGCTATCGCCTTCATCACCTTGCAAATGTTGCGGGAGCATGGCTTTCAGTCGCTTGGAAATTACATCGGCATCCGGCCAGTTCAGATTCTTCGCCAACAGGTCGCCAATCACCGGAGCCGCAGCCGGGTAAGACCTGAGCAGTTCCATCATCTGCTGGGCGGTTTCCTCGCGCTGGGTGGTGAAGCTCGGGCCGGTGTCTACTGCTACATCGTACTTACCCACACCCAAGTCGAAGATGCGCTCAATCCCTTTATGCTCGGTTGGCTTCTTCAGCGGTACATTCTTTGTCTCGCCGTCCACACCGATAATCCGAATCACGCGCTCGGTGTCGTAAATCTTCGGGATGAGGTCAACCAGAATCCGGCCGCCGTGTGAAATTGATTTAGCCAGGTTGTCGATAAAGTGGAAGGTGGAAATATCCCCCTCAACCTTGCGGGCGTTGATAGCCTTGCCGCTGGTTTCGTTGCTTCTAGCTCCAAGGCTGGCGTCGTAGAGTCCAATGATGGACTTCATATCATCGGCGGCGTTTAAAGCCTCTTGAATCACGCCAGCAGGCACACCGACGAAGGGCTGACGCTGTGGGGGTTGTGGCCCATCGTATTCGATGAAAGCGTGGCTCTTGACGTTGGCTGTCGCCCATTTATCAGCATCGGTATCAAACGACCCAGTAGCGCCGATAAACGGTGTTTTGGGGGCAAGGGCAACAAGTTCAGTGCTCGCAGTGTTGTGGGTAGGGATCATGCCCTCACCAGCCAGGAACAGATGCGACTCAGTGCCAATAGCAATGCATTTGACTGGCACAGATGCAACTCGCTCAACACTGCGGATTGCGTACCGCTTGGCACGACGGATATGCTCTTTGCGCTCTCGCTTCTGAATAGAAACCTTGCGAGACAGCCTGAAAACGGTATCTGTGCGGCTAGGCGTAAATGAGAATTGATAGGAATCAGCGTGTTCTGACGCTGCACGACCATCGGCCCACATGCGCACACGACCAACGCGCTTGCACATTACAGCCTTAATGCCAAGAGATCGCACCAGTTCTGCGAAGTCTTTAGCCAAAGCAGGATTGGCAGAGGTAAAGCTGCACTGGCCTTTACCATCAATAGAGCCATCCGTATCCATCAAGCCTTGCAGCAATGCCTCCCGCTGCGCCTTTGATGCGCGCAGGTAATTTGCTGGAATGTGCTTATCCCCACGCACACCCATTTCGCGTAGTTTGGTATTCAAACCGAATACGTTGAAACAACCGGCCTTGCCTTGATAGTGCTTTGCCTCACCAACGACATAGCCAGTCTCACGAATCAGCCCGCGCAACTCTTCAATATCTTCGTCCGCTTGGGTAATTCTTCCGCAAGCACTAGTTCCGTCGCCAAGCCACACACCAAAAACGTAGGGGTCTATGTGCAAATCAGCATGAGGCAAATCTAACGGGGCTGGCGTCTTGATGAAATGCTTTCCCGGAGTCAGTTCGTCAGTATTGGCAATGCGGTCATTCCAAACAAAACCTTTTGCAGTACGTCCAGCACGTTCTTCAACAGGCCACGGATGCTGAGCGTCTGCAACGATAGAACTTCCATCATCAAATGTTACGCGATAGCAATCACGATGCAAATGGACAGGGCTTTCACCTATGATCTTTGTTGGCTTACCTGTTTCGGTCAGAACTTCATCGCCTACCTTTAGCATTCCCATAGTCGCCCATCCTGTAGGCGTAGGAATAGGCGTATCAAGTGCCAGAGGCCGCCAGTAGTTGAACATGCGCTGCGGGTCTTTGATGTCGCGTATCAGGCTTTTAAGGTATCGCTTGCCGTCTACGAACACTTCCTCACCGAACACCGGAACGATGGGTATCCACTTACCCGCCCAATCGTTCGTCTCGATGATGTCAGCACCACAGACGTATTGCTTGACCGTGCGCTTGGTTCCCTTGCGGGTGCGGGCAACAACTAGCCCCATTTCCTCGGCAATAACCTTGAACGGCACGCCAAAATCAGGATGCGGCTTGTTGAACTCGGCCTCGCTGATAACCGTGCCGTCTGACAACATCAGGAGCTTTTCTTCGGATTCGTCAACGTGCCAGAATGAAGCAACCCGGATCAGGTCGCTTTCGTCGGCATTGATGTTGTCGATTACATCGGATGAAAACGACGCTTTCTCTGTTTTCTTTCCGTACTTACGTTCGAACTGACCCTCTGGCAACCACTCAACCTCGGCGGCGTGAGTCCAGTCCGAGCCGTCTATGCTCTCGCCGTAGGTGTCGAACACAATCGACATTGGGTTGGTAACACGGCGGATGAAAATATCCTGATTGAAGCTCTGCTCGTCGCAGTAGTCCGTAACGATCTTGAAAAACCCCATGCCGCACGATGCCGACGAATCCAGCGCGGTGTCGTAGGCAACATCAGCCTGGCTGCTGTATTCGATGTTGCGGATCAGACCGCCAAGGATTTCGGCTGTCTCAGGGTCGGCCTCGTCGTCTACCGGTTTAACCTTGATCTGCGGTGAGTTAATCCGTGAATCGTTTACAACTTGCCGAAGGAATGATGGGCAGCGGTTGATTGTCAGGCAGGGGCGACCTTCTTTCTTGCGGTCGTTTTTGACTTCTTCCGGCCATTGCTCACCCAGTTTGGCAAAACGAATATCCTCTTGCGCGTCGTTGCGGTTCTCAGATTCGCGGTCGAGATCGTCCCTGAACATCTGCTCGATGTCCTTAATGTCTAATGCCATAGGGTCAACCCATCCAGTTTATAGAAGCGCCGCTTGCCGCCCGTTTGGGCCTGTCGTTCTGTTGAGATACAGCCATGTAACGGAAGCAGTCGGCAGCATGGCTCGTCCAGTCATGCAGCGGGCCAAGGCTGATATTTCGTTTAATGTCCCGCTTCTCCTGATACAGCCTCAAGGCTTCCATCAGCAGATTGGTCTTGTCTTTGTCGAACCAGCATTTAGGCAGCATCATCCGAACGGCGTTTATGCCATCCTCGATGCTGATATTCGGGGCCAAGTCAAATTTGATACCAAGGCTTTGCGCCACTTCCAAGCGGCTTTTTCCAGTACCAAGCTCCCGCACTTGTATGTCGTGCGGGGCATAGTGCTTGCCGTAGGTGTAGGGTTTATCACGCAGAGTCTTGACGTAGTGGTCTAGCCCATGTCCGCTGGCCTCGTAGTAATCAATTACCCGGATTTCCCCGCCTCGCGTCTGCTGCCAGAACACAATGCTGGTGCTGTCGGCCATACCCAAATCCCAAGCGGTATTAACCGGAAGAATCGGCTCCCATGTAACGGAGGTGACGCGCTTGCTTTCTTCTGCCGCCTTCAACTCTTTGGCGTAGTAAGCGCCAGTCAGTGCAGCATCAAAGCTGCATTCCATTTCCTGCTCGTATTCGTTGGCAGGCATCATCATCTTCAAGCGGTCAAGTTCAGGCTGCGGCAATATCCCGGTTTGGCTGGCCTTCAGCTCCTGCAAGAACCAGTTGTCAGGATCAGCAAGCGCCATCTGTCGCAACTGATACAGCAACCCGGCCCGGCCCTTTGGCGTTCCAGCAGCATCTAACCATCCGCCCCTATCAGCCAATGCGGGAAGAATCACCTGAGTTAATGCCACAGGCGGAATGTCCTGCACTTCGTCCAGCGCCACGCCGTGAAAGTACAGGCCACGCATCCGGTCGTAAGACTCAGCACCATAGAGCCGGATGATTGCGCCAGTCGGCAGGGTTACGCTTAACTCGGCCTCGTTCTTTGTCCCGCCATGTTCAAGCAGTGGCGCGGTGTAGTGCTTGAGGTAGTTCCAGCCAATGTCTTTGGCCTGGGTGTAGGTAGGACACAAATACCCGTACCGCCCATCATTCGGCCCGGTCACAGCGGCCTTGATGATCTTGTTCAGCCGCGCTACGGTCTTGCCTGCCCGTCTGTGCGCTACCGTTAGGCTGTTGCGCTTGGTGTTTTGATGGTAGGGCTTGAATGCTTCCCTGGGGCTGTACGGGATCGTGACCCTAGTTGGAGTCGCCATCTAACCAGCCGACAAGTATTGGGCCACCACCTTCGCCAGTTACCTGAAGCGGCAGCAGCTTGGGATATATGGTTGTCCAGAAGGCACGCTCGTTCAACGGGTCTTCCTGGCACCACGCGATAAGGCGCTGCTTCCCCCCCAAGCCTTCAGCGGCAAGCTCGATAGCTTCCTTGACTGACCTGGTGGTTTTATTCTCCAACCCCTTCGGCCTGCCAGGCCCAGGTTTCCCCTGTCCGATTTTCTCCGTTTTTAAATCGTTCATTGCTTGCCCCTTCCCTCACGGGTTTCGGTGCTGGTTGGTAAAGTCTTGCCTCGTCAATCCCGCAAATGTACTGACGAAAGAATGAAGCATCATCGCCACCGTGTGCGATACAGACAGGGCTGATGTAGGTGCGGGAGTAATGGCCGTCCTGAAAATGCTTGCACTGTTTGCAGCACTTCATGGAATTCCAGACATAAAAAAACCACCGGCTAAGGTGGCTTGGTGTGCTGCTGTAGGTTGTTGGTGGCGGGGGCCGGGATCATCCCGCTTCAGCTTGTTACATTCACCAACAGGGAAGGCGACTACATACTTGCAAGTCTGTTACCGGCGCTATAGTCACACCGGATGTAATCGCCTTGCCTGTTACGTTTCTTGCGGGCGAGTTCTGCCCCATTGGTGGCAAGTATAAAGGAAAAATAGGGAATTGCAACAAGTCAAGCACTAATTTTTAATTCCTCAAAAAGCATCAGTTCTGCATTGTCTGCAAGGTGCTTCATGGCGTGGTCGCCTATCCGCCTAAGCCGGATGACAGCCGGGTATCCACCATACCGTACAGCCAGGCAGTAACGATCGTTTACCCCTAGCTTGCCTTGTGAGTACATCAGGGCTAGAAGCTTGTCGATCAACTCGGCATCTGTTGCGTTTGGCACAACATGGATCGGTGATGGCTCCCATATATCATCGGCTTCAGGAACATAAGTAGATTCAAGCGAAGTACACCGCGCCCTGTCCGGGCCTATATCATTTTCATACAGCAGCCACGCGCCCCAATTGACCAAACGCGCCCGCAGTTTGCTTATGCTGTCTTGCATTCAATCCCCTTTAACCGTATCGACAAGCCGCGCATAAGCAATTTCGCTATGGTGGCGTCCTTTTGCCTTAACCAAGTTCTGCGCTGCCTCACATACGGCTATGGCGTAGTCAATCGCAATACCTATTTCTGTTGGGTTTTGCATCGGGTAATCGTCTGAGCCACGTCGCCATATTTGATGCTGTTTTATGGTTTCAAGCTTGGTCATTCCGCCCCCCGCTCGTTGTCATCAGCCAGCCGGAAAACACACTTATCCCAGCCATCCTTGAGATGGCCGAAATCGCGCGGCTCAGTAACAATGGCCTCCTTGCCACAAATCCCACATACGCCGCAATGGAATGTGGCGATACCAGCGCTTCTGTTGCCGTGCTTGTTCCCACACGGGACGCATATCCAGACTGGGTAGGGACTGTTTCGGTATGTCAAAGCTGTATGGCCTGAATCGTCACGCTGCTACGGATTGCCCCTTGCCCGCCTTGGTTGGGGTAGCGTGTCGGGTGGCTGTCGCTGCAAACATTCACGCACCGGCCCGTCCTTTTTGCTCTGGCATTGGCTTTTTCAACCTCCACAATCCGTGCGGCCTTGCGCTTTACAACCATCCGGTTGCGCATTTCATCGGCTGTAGTGGCATTGGTAGCCAGCGGGAGGTAAACAACGCTTTTTTGTGATCCCCATCGCTCCATTTCGCCATCGGATACCATCTTGCGCATGCTTCTGTTAGCGTGATCGCAGCTTATTTTCAGGTACGCGGCAACCTCAACGCACGTACAGCGTCCATGCTGGTTGGCGTAATCAAGGATGGCTTGACGGGTGTTGGATGCTGTTTGGAATTTATCTGGCTTGCTCATGCTGCCTCCCTGTAAGGTAGTTTCACTTCATGCTCGGCCACGAAAGCCAGCGTGTAATCAATCAGGCTGTTCAGCCGCCCTATCCCCATCTGTGCCGATGATTCGCGGATATTCACAATCTCTCCCTCAAGCCCTGCCACCACCTCGGCACCGTGGCCGGTTGCTATTCCGTGGCCTGAGATCAACAAGACTTTCCACTGATCCGCGCTGCGTGGCTTGCCCATCCAATGCACTCCTGCCCTGGCTATCTCGCCGCACAGGTCGTGGAAGTAGGCGTTCTGCGCAAGCGTCCGGGTTGCTGGCTTAATGTCTGCCATGTAGCCATCGGGAGCCTCGTCTAGCATCTTGTGTAGGCGTGGCAGGGTTTGGCTTGTTATGGGTAGCTTCATGCCGGTATCGTCACAATCACGGTTCTAACATTCGTCCCGCTGGCCTTGAATGCGCCTTCCGGTAACGCCTCAATATCGCCGCCACGCTCCCGAATCAGGTCCCTGAAATCCTGCGTCAACTTGTTGTCGCGGAATGTCACGCTGGATGCCATCACCGAAACAAGCAGGCCGTCAGGCTTCAGGAATTTGAGCGCATGGAGAACGTGCTTAATGTCCTGCTGCTTTGCGAAAGGCGGGTTCATCACTACGCGGTCGTATACCGGGTCTGGTTCAAGCGTCAGGAAGTCAATCGGCTTAACGTGGCGCAACTCGGTGTTCTCGCACAGCGTCAGGTAGTTCTCCCGCATCATTTCGCAGCAATCCACCTCCGCGCCGACCTCGACACAAGCCGAAGCAATCGCCCCACGTCCCGCGCTTGGCTCCAATACCTGCATTCCGGCATCAATGCAGGCCAACTCCATCAGCCGAGCCACCACGTCAGGCGGACTCGGGAAGTAATTGAATTCATCCTTCGGCACTTCAACCTCGCCACTCAGGATGATTTCATCCACCCGGTCGGATGCGGGCCGGTCGAATACGTGGGCCTTTGCGCTACGGTTCCACTTCCCGCCAGCGGCCTCAAGCACCTTGTTCACCTGGACGTACATGGCGCGGTCAAGCTGGCCGATCAAGGTAAGCGCGTTACCCTCAACAGTGGCGCGGCTCAATACTTCTAAAACGTCGTCTGACACCCTCATGCTGCTTTCTCCAGTTTTGTGCTTGCTGCGAACGGCGGGTTCCAAATTACAAGCTCATAGGCGGCTTGCTGTTTAAGCGCGAGAAGCAAGTCG